GTGATGTTACTACCATCAAAGAAACTCATAACAAGATGGTTAAAATGTTCGTACAAATCAAAGGAATCCTTATTGGTGTAGGTGGACTTATCTTATTGCAAACCGTAGGTGTCCTAGACGCATTAAAGATTATGATGTGAAAAAGATATGTATCCTGTTGGCATTAATCTCATTATCAGGCTGTTCACTACTAGGATTTTTAGGTGAACCCCAAAAACTCATCAAGAACGTTGCGATTACTGGTGTCTCCTATGCAGTTGGTGGTTGGTTACCTGCTGCGGCTGTACTTGCTACAGCGGTTACTGTGGACAAAGTTCTTCCTGACCCTGAGCCGAAAATTTCGGAAATAACAAACGAGGTACAAATGAAAGCTTATTTAATTGCCAATCTCACAGACCAAATTATTTGGGGCGCTTTAGTGGCTCTAATTATCTTTATGATTGTAGTGCCTTGGGCAACACAACGCAGAGCCAAACGTAAGATGAAATACGACCTAATGAAAGCAGAGCTTCAAGCAAGGAGGAACAAGGATGTCAGTTAAGATCAAGTATAAAGAAATGCCACACATGAAACCTATAACTATAGAGACTAAGAGCAAAGGGTTCTTTGGTGGTATATGGATGTGGATAGCAACCTCTCGCAAGTGGGAGATCACCTCAAATTTTTTATTCACAATTGATAACACCAACTATGTGATACCGAAAGGATTCATTTTCGATGGAGCTTCCGTACCAAAATACTTTAGATCGTGGCTGTCACCCATGGGGGTGTTGCTTGTTGGTGGTTTGGTGCATGACTATGCTTACAAGTATGAGACTCTAAGGCTGAGTGGGAAGCCTAAAGCTCTTACCAAGAAAAATCAAAAGTGGTGCGACCAACTCTTCAGAGACATAAACATTGATGTCAATGGATTCAAGATAATCAACTACATAGCGTATTACGCTTTAAGATTAGGTGGTTGGTTGGCTTGGAACGGACATCGCAAACGTAACTGTAAATGGGATGATGGACTAAAATGATCCCTGTTGACTGAAATTCGGCTCTGAGGATCACCTTATTTGGACGATCTCATGTGTAGTCAACACCTAGGTTGTGGGTTTTTAGCTAAAATAGCACACCTTGTTTTTCTACATGCCCTGAAGCATCGTATTTTTTAGACTCCCCTTTAGGGTAAGAAGACGTTTCATACTTTAAAACCTTTTTTAAATATCGTTTCTGATTCTTTGAGCCAGTAAAAATAATGTATCTGTGTTTTCGATCTCGTTCTCTATGATAAAAACGATCACCATATTTCTCTTGAAGTGTTTCTAACGTCATGCCCTCAGATATTGTTTTAGAGTGTAAATGTTCTAATCCTTTGATCGCCCAATCTATCCTTGGCTCTGATAAACCTGTGTACAAAAAGTTAGTAGCTTGATATATATAGCCAACATGACCTTGTGTAGTGTCAGCGTAACTAACAACTATAGATGGCTTTGGTAACATCTTCAAAGAATGACTGACCAGTATAGATGCACTATTAGGTTTTTCTGTATCTAAGATCAATCTGTTTAACTCAAGAACCTTATCTTTATGTTCTTCACCACAAACTCCTGTACATAAAGAAGGACTCGGAGGAGAACCAAATGTACAGATTCCAACAAGATTGCCTTCATCGTACAAACCAAAAGCATAAGAAATTACAGGCATACGTTTAGCATAATGTTTATTCAGTATCCATGTATTAGTTTCATAATTTTGTATAGGACGTACCTTCATATAATTTTCAAAATAAAATTCATCCAATCTTGATCTGATTGGTTATCTACTCGTTTTGGTTTATTCTTTGATCGTTTACCACCATTGGCAGGATTTTGTGCTTCGTAAACTTTGGTAGGATCAGTATGTCTGACGAGACGATTGCGGGCTGCAGATTCTGAGATACCAACTCGTAAAGATACGCTCTTGGTGGTGACTATGGTTGAATCGTCAAGCGTGTAGTATTTAGTGTGTATCTTAGCCACATCACACCACCATTGCTTCGTAGTGTGCAAACCAGAGTGCGATATAGACCACGCTTACAGTAATCGTCCCTAACATCAGGAAGCCAACCATATTGAAAAATAATTTAAGTGCGTTCATTTCAGTTTCCTATATTGCTCCAAGCCATTTTTCATACATAGTTCAACTATTCGGTCACGAGTCTCGATGTATTTACGCATACGATATCTAAGATCGTCTGCTTCTGGTGTATATTTCAAAAGAATTTTGACTATGTTCCTTGCCTTTACATCATCTTTAAGCACATTATCAGCAAACTCACACAAGTCTGTGTCTGAGATTTTAGTGTTCATTTTTTTCTCCTAGATTTATTAGAAGGTGACGAGTCGTGGTGAAGACCTCTAGACGTGTGCGTAAATCTTCTGCTTCAGTAGTGTCTTGCACAATGACTGCTATGATGTCCATAGAAAGTTCTTTGCTACTCTCTTGGTCTGCGAACCTCATCAGTTGCATGTCTGTGAATCTAGTCTTCATCAGGTAACCCCAAGTTCATTAACAACATAACAATCCCTGCACTAATCAGTCCTGTACCAATTAGTGCTAGGATAGCAACGATAGTGTTAAAGCACAACATACAGTTCATCCACGAGCGTCTCTTTTCGCTTACGCTTGTCAAGCTCAATCCCATGTATACGTCCTATTTTTTCAAGCTCGCCATTTGATTTTTTCATAAGCAATTCCTTGTTCATGGACTCAGACCAAAAAGGTTTATATTTGTTACTCATAAGTCACTCCTCTATTATTAAAGGTTTACCACACAGTATGTACCCATCACATGAATGGGAAAACTCTGTGTCTGTGGTACAGCAGAATGGGTCTTGTTTATAAGAACCAATCTTCTGTTCAAATGCACTACAGCCAGTTAAGGATAGTGCTAGTATTAGTAGTAGTATTTTCATGCTAAAAGGGTATGTCTTCGTCTTCAAAGTCATCAGTATCGACAGGTTGAATCTTCTCAGGTGCTATCATAGGTTGCGATCCCTCGCTATAGTCAGGGATAGTTTTTTTCTCTTCGCCAAACTCACCAGTAACCTTGTTTAGCATCTGTAGAGTAGAGTTAAATCCTGACAAAACAACCTCGGTTGTGTACTTCTTTTCGCCATTCTGATCCCATGATCTTGTTCTCAGTTGACCTTCAATATACACTTTTGATCCTTTGTGAAGATACTTTTGTGCTATATCAGCCAAGCGTCCAAAGATAACCACACGATGCCATTCAGTTTTTTCTACCTTCTGACCTGTGGTTTTATCTGTCCAAGATTCGGATGTTGCAACTGCTAGATTAGCTATTGCTTTACCATCTGAACTAAATTTCACCTCAGGTTCTCTACCGAGATTTCCAATAAGTATCACTTTATTAATCATTACCTTACTCCTTCATATTAAATTTGGGGTTGCTTAGGGCAACCACTCCCATCGTTTGCTTTAACTTAACGAGGGTAGGAAAAAGGGGTGAAACTGCCCCTGTCTGTAAACCCCGACACAGCAATAGGTGATGAACCTCTGTGTTCACTTAGCCTTCTGCTTCTCAGCGAAGTCCTTGGCTAATTTTTTGGTCATGAAGTCCTTGGCTAATTTTTTGTTCATAGTTTCTTTCTTTTCTTGCTTAGCCTTGCGTTCAGTAGACAATCTTTCTTTACGCTCATCCATGTATTCCAAATGCTCAGGAGTAAGCGATAGTTTAACTCTTGTTGCTAACGGAGTATTACCTCTGTAGTCTTTCTCAACTTCAGCAACACCTTCATCATCATCAGCTTCAATAGCCATCATTAACTTTGTAGATAGGCTTTCAGCTTTGTATTGCATCAACTCATCGTGACGTTCTGTAGCTTCTTGCTGTGCTATTGCCGATTTAATTGTTCCTGCTGTATCCACGCTTGACTCTATGCCAACGGCCATCATCCCAAGTGCGCGCCCCACGCTGCTAGTTTCACAGCATTCTACGAATGAAGTCTTGTTAACAGCAGAAGCATTCTTCTCTTCGTGAGCCATGCCAGTAGCGACTAACGCACCATTAACATGAATCTTGGTCTTGCACATAATAGACTCTTTGTCAAAGTGTAAGATTTCAGTTTCAATGCAACCATTCTCAATGTTCTTACGAAACCATTGAACCCTAGTCTTGACCTCAACATAGGGTTTGCCCTTAATATCAACTGTTTCTAATTTATCCATAATATCTCCTTAATTTTTAGTTTTATCATAGCTGTACTTCATCACTCGAACTTTTTTTCCGAATTGATTTACTACAGTTATCATTTCTTTATCAATAACATAACCATCTCTGTGGATCAGGTTATGAATCCTAGAAGCCAACCTTCCAACTGAAAGCTGAATATTAGCTTCTTTCTGAGTAATGCCTCCCTCTGAACCTTGGTTCTTTAGGTAAGCAATTACTCTTACTTCTTGGCTAGGGTTCTCGTGATCTTCAAAGAAACCTGCTCTGCGTTCCTTCTCTTCATCAAAAGATGGTGGCTCAAAATCTTCATGTGAAATCTCACCACTCTCTATCATTCCAAGCATATCTGAATGTCCGTTCATTATTTTTCTCCCATTAAAATTAATTTAAAACCGAGTTGATCATTCAATATATCTCTGACCTCCTCAGTAAAGTCATAATCAAAGTCTTCTTCATAGCCATCGTTATACTTTCCATAGACTGTAGCAGAAAACCTGTAATATCGAAGATTTGACACCTTCTCGATAGCATTTGCTAGTTCAGGAACATGACGGATATGAACTTCTAAGTCAATCTCATCCACCATGTGTTCAACTTCTAAAAGAATATTTGATGCTTCATCAATCATTTGATCACGAGCAGAGTCTTTATTAGATTCCCACTCAGTCTGAAAGTCATCACCTTTTTGTAGTTCTTCTTTTGTATCACTCATAATATCTCCACGTTATTAGGACGTTTAAAAAAACCAAACTTAGGATCATCATCGCTTGGTGTAACTTTAGCTACGAATGAAACTCTAGCTCCTTGCAGTAATCCAGCTTTGCCACCATCAATGTACTGACTGACTGCTGAACCATTAAGCTTAAAGCCACGATCATCAACAAAGAACATTCTCCATTGACCACCCCATTGATTGTCCTTGTGATAAGTCTTCTCAATGACACCAGTAAACTTAATACGATCATCAGTGACTGGAACAGGATCAGCTTTGTCATAAGCTT